GCAAGAGCTGTCCCGCCCGGGTGGACGCCACCACGTAGGGCGAACTCTCGGAGTTCGTCCCCTGGCTGGCATTGGTCCACGCCAGGGTTTCCTCGTGGGCGAACTCACCGTCCGGCACGGTCGTACCGTAGACCTCGATCTTGCCCGAGACGGCGTTGTGGCGCAGCACGATCGTGACGAGCTGGTGCTGCCGGCGGATGACCAGGTTCGAACCGCCGACCGGGCTCTTGATCTCGACGCCGCCGTCGCCGGCCGCGACGGTTACGCTCCCGGTCCCTTGGCGGACCAGCCAGAGGATCGCCGCGGGATCGCCGGGGTCGAGAAGGGGGGCGGTCGTGCTCCCGAGCGTGTAGGTCGAGGAAACCGTGACAGTTATGGCACTGGCATTGTTGACCCGATGGACGCGACCGAAGTCGGCCGGCGACAGGCTGAAGCTCGCGTTGCGCTCGCGCTCGGGAACGCGTCCGGGAAGGCTCACGCCCGGGCTCCAGCCGTTGGCGAGCCGCGCATACCAGCCGGGGCCGGCCCAAGGAGTACCCGAAGGCAACGCAGCCGCGGACTCGCAATAGACCACGAAGCCGTTGCGCGGCTGGCTCGGCTCGCTGCCTCGCGGCGGCAGATAGAGCGGGTCGGCGATCTCGATCCGGTGCAGGGGGCCGGCCGCGTGATCCTCGCCGTTCCCGAGGGCGAGGCGGCTCTCCTGCCCCTCCGAGTAGCCACGGGGTCGATAGAGCCGCGTCACGTTGTGCGAGGTGACGTCGATGCCCAGAGCCTGGCGAGGTCTCGGGTTCTTGACGTTGCCGTCCCGCGTGGTGCTGGCGCCGTCGTGGAAGTCGCCGGTGATCAGGAGCTGGCCGACGTTGGCCGCTCGGACCTGAACCGCGGCACCGCCCTGGTTGGGCTCGTTGAGCCAAAGGGCCGCAGGCAGGAAGGTGTCCCCCTCGCCCGACCGGGCCGCCGGGTCGTCACTCGAGACGCCGACCGGATTGATCTGACCGAAGCCGTTGCAGTTGGCGAGGAAACACCGCATCACCGAGCCCGGCAGGTCGGTGTTGCTGTCGACCCAGGGCGTGGTGCAGTTGAGCACGTAGCAGTTGACGAAGCTGACGTGCCGCACACTGCCCGCGTTGCCGCCGCCTGCGGCTCCCTCGACCCGGAACGCGGTCTCGACATACTCCACATCGCAATTGACGAGAGCCGAGCGCATGACGCGCTTGAGCCAGATGCCGGTGCTGCCGGGAGGTGCCCCGGCGCTGTTGACCTGAACACGGTTGAGCAGGAGATTGTTCATGACGTAGAGCTTGCCGGCCACCGCCGAGCCGGTGTGCTCGACCAGGATGCCGGTCGTCCCCGCACCCTTGAGCTTGATCGAGATCTCCTCGATCAGACCGTCCCCGTAATTGACGGCGGCACCCGCCTCGTTGGCGTAGAGGCGAATCCCGCTCGCGAACAGATCGTGCTCGCCGCCGCCGGGCCCGGCCGAGATCTCCCGAAGGCAGCACTCGTTGGAGTTCTCGAGCTCCAGGCACCAGCCGGCGCTCGCGCCACCCTCGAAGCGTAGCCTCTGCGCGATGAACTCGTGCCCCCTCGCCAGGATGCCGCCGGTCGTCATGCGCACCGTGAGGTCCTCGATGGAGCATCGCGTCCAGTCGGAGGTGGCGGTGGGATCCACGAGATGGGGGCCCTCGTTTCTGTTGAAGACGAAGGCCCGCTCGGCGAGCGCCTCGATGACGGCGATGTCACGGCCGGCGCCGACGAGCCGGCGGCGCGGCTTGACCTGGATCACCGATCCGAGCCGGTAGCGACCGGCCGGAACGAGAACCTCGAGCGCGGCATCGAGCGCCGCCTGGAAGGCCGGTGCGTCGTCGGCGGTGCCGTCTCCGACCGCCCCGAAGTCGCGCACGGAGACACGCTCGGCGAGCTTGTCACGCAAGAGACGGCTCGGGGTCGCACCGCCCAGCCGCCAGGGCAGGGCCTCGACGGCCGCGCGCCGGGTCAGGTTTCCCTGCGTCGTGGACACCAGGAGCTGGTCCGCCGGCTCGACGACGGCCGCCGCGGGGAGCTCGTGAATCTGTTTCGTGGTCATGGTCCGGGCTCCACGGCCAGCCGCTCGCCGAGCTCGGTGACGAGCGACTCGCCGGTCTCAGTTGCGAGAACGGGCGGGGGAGGCGGCGGTTCAATCGCCACCGAGGCTGTGCGATCGCGGCTCGTGATGCGCAGCCCCGCCGCGGTCAGCGCGAGGCCGAGCGGCATGTCAGATCCGACCGATCAGGTAGGCGTCGCAGGGCCCGGCCTCGGCCACGAAGGCGACGTGCCGCTCGCCACGTCGCAGCGGAATGTCGACATAGTGGCCGGGTGCGAGGAACGGGCTCGTGGCCGCGTCGGCCGTGACCGTCGCGTCGCCGAGCTCGAACCGGCACGGCCCGGTCGCGTAGAGCGTGACGATCTCGATGTCGGCAGGGATCGGCGTCCCGTTTCGCACCGACTCGGCACCGACCGACAGCTTCGTCGTGCCGCGATAGTCGAACCCGAGGATGCCGATCGGGTTCCCGTTGTCGTCCAGAGGCAGGAGCAGGCTCATGGCTGCGTCTCCGAGCGGGCCCGGCGGCCTGCCGGGCGGCGATCATGAGCGCAGCCTAGAACCATATAGGACGATTGTCAAGAGAACGGATCAAAGACCCCTTTGCAGCCGCTCGGTCCGCTCCAGCGCCCCTACTGGCTGAGCCAGAGGATGCGGGCCAGCCACGAGAGGCGATCGGCTTCGATCACCTCCTCCGCCTTGCCGGCGCCCAGTTCGGCGAGGACGACGCGCTGCGCCGTCCGCCGGACCACGACCCCGAACATCACCTGGTTCGTGCGCAGGCGAGCGATCACCCGATCACCGCGCCGAATGCTGCTGCCGGGCGAGATCACGACGACGTCGCCCGAGCGGTAGACCGGCGGCGCCACGTCTCGGTCGAGCTCGACCGCATAGGCGTGCTCGTCGTCGATCGCCGGATACTCGATCTCCTCCCACCCCGTCGGCTGCGGGAACCCTGCGGCGTCGAGGCACGCCCCGCTTTCGATCTCGCCGAGCCCGGTGCAGCGCAGCCGGAACCCCCGCCCGGCCGGGCTGCCGGGAGTGCCACCCTGCATCAGCTCCACGAAATCGCGCATCGAGGTCTGGGTCGCATCCAGCACCTTCGAGACGCTCTCGGTGCTCGGCCAGCGCGGCTTTCCCTGCTTGGTGATGCGCTTGCTCTTGTTGAAGGTGGTCGGGTCGAGGCCGGCCCGCTTGGCGAGGCCGGATGCCGACAGCTTGTTGCGCGCCGCCAGTCGGTCGATTCCGTCCCAGACCTGTCTGTGGGTCAGCATTAGGATCGCGCTCCGAGCCTGACCGGGCTTCGCCCGCATTCCTCCCTATTCTGTTGACAGGAACGCTTCCTGTCATTAGGTTAAAAAGCATGAACAGTGAGATCGAAGGCGGATCCCGCTCCGGGCCTCCGGCCGCCTCGCGGGCGATCGTGGTCTTCGAGGACAGGGCGCAGGTGGCGTGCCTCGCCTGGCTGCGGCCGGGCTTCCGCCACTGCTTCTGTTTGGTCCGTCGACCCGTCGGTTGGGTCGTCTGCGACCCGCTCAAGGCGGTCACCACCCTGGATGTCATCGCCGACTACGAAGAACGCGAGCTCCTGGTCCATTATCGGCGACGCGGGATGGTGGCGATCGCGGGGGACTGTCGTCCGGGAAGTCGACCCGGACCCGTCCTGAGGCCTTTGACCTGCGTCGAGCTCGTGAAGCGCATCGTCGGGCTGCGCGGCGCCGGAGTGTGGACTCCCCATCAGCTCTATCGGGTCCTGCGCGAGCGTGGCTTTCGCGAGGAGGCCCCGAGCTGCGATCGGTCTATTGACAATCATCCTAACCAAGCATAAATTCCCCACACCACGTTCTCTCGAGGACCAAACATGGCAGTCGACGGGCTCGAGCTGGTCAATCAGCGCCTGCACCGCGCGCGGACGCGCCGCGCCCTGTGGGAGCCGCTGTGGCGCGAGTGCTACAGCTATGCCCTGCCGCAGCGTGCCGGCGGCGTGGGTGCCGACCTCGCTCCCTCCATGCGACAGACGGACCGGCTGTTCGACGGAACCGCGACGGACGCGGTCGAACAGCTGGCTGCGAGCCTCATGGCCGAGCTCGTTCCGCCCTGGTCGGAGTGGTTCGGGCTGCGGCCGGGCGTCGATGTCCCGGAGCCCGAGCGTGGCGTCGTCGCAGAGCTCCTGGAGAGCGTGGCCCGCCGCCTGCAGGGCCACTTCGATCGCTCGAACTTCTCCGTCGAGATGCACCAGTGCTTTCTCGACCTCGTGACCTGCGGGACCGCCCATCTTCTCTTCGAGGAGGCGGAGGTCGGGAGCGTCTCGGCCTTTCGGTTCACTGCCGTGCCGGTCGGCGAGATGTTCCTCGACGGCGATCGCGGCGGCGACGTCACCTCGTTCTATCGGGTCACCACCCACACGCTGGCCAGCTTGGCCGAGCGGATGCCCGACCTTCCCTGGCCGACGGGGCTCGAGGAGCAGCGGTCGGTCGATGCGGGGCAGCCCGTCGAGGTGGTCGAGGCGGTCGAGCCGGACGGACGGCGAGGGCTTCGCTTCCTCCGCTTCCTGCCGCCGGGCACGCCCGGAGCTCCGAACGGTGCGATCCTGAGCGAGGGCGCGTTCGAGACCTCGCCCTTTCTCTGCTTCCGCTGGGTCAAGGGGGCGGGTGAGCTCTATGGGCGCTCGCCGGTCATGTCGGCGCTGCCCGACATCAAGACGGCCAACAAGGTCGTCGAGCTGATCCTCAAGAACGCATCGATTGCCGTGACCGGGATCTGGCTCGCCGACGACGACGGGGTGCTCAACCCGGCCAACATCCGCCTGCAGCCCGGCAGCATCATCCCCAAGGCGGTCGGCTCGGCCGGCCTCACCCCCCTGCAGGCACCCGGCCGCTTCGACGTCTCGCAACTGGTCCTCGAGGATCTCCGAGGTCGGATCCGTCACACGCTCCTGGTCGACCGGCTCGGTCCCCGGGTCGGCCCGAAGATGACCGCGACCGAGGTCCTCGAGCGGGCCGGCGAGACGTCGCGTCTGCTGGGTGCCATGTTCGGGCGGCTGCAAGCCGAGCTGCTCGTGCCGCTGCTGCGGCGCGCGCTCGGCATCCTTCGTCGCCGCGGCGAAATCCCGGCCCTGCCGATCGACGGGCGTGCGGTCGAGCTCGACTACCGCTCGCCACTCGCCCGCTCGCAGGCGCGGATCGACGTGCAGAACACGCTTCTCTGGCTCGAGACGGTGGCTCGGCTGGGGGCGGATGCGCAGCAGGTGGTGGATGCCCGCGCCGCCGCCATCTGGCTGGCCCGCGCGCTGGGCGTGGCGGGCGAACTGGTCCGTGAGGACGCCCCCTCCGGAGCCCTTGCCGAGCCGCTGACGCGGGCGTGGGTGGAGGCCACCGGCCATGCTTCCTGAGCCCGTGTCGGAGGGCTGGGACGGCCTTCGTGACGAGCAGCCGCCCGTCGATCGCGAGGACGAGCTCGCCCGCGCATTTGCCACCTGCTTTCGCGGAGCTTCCGGGCGGATCGTGCTCGAGCATCTGCGACGCGCGTTCCTGGATCGCCGCGTGCCGCCGACGGCGTCCGACACCGAGCTTCGGCACGTCGAAGGCCAGCGTTGGGTCGCCGCACACATCCTGGCGTTGATCGAGCGCGGTCGCGAGTGATCGGGCCCGCCAGCACTTCGAGAGGATCATGCCGTGAGTCCCGAGACCGAGCAGCTTTCGAACGATGCGGAGACCGCTCCGCCGGTGGCCGCCACCCCGCCGCCGGCCCCGGAGCGCCCGCCCGAGGTCCCGGAGAAGTTCTGGGACCCCGAAGTCGGCGCGGTCCGTGTGGACGCTCTCGTGCGTTCCTACGTCGAGCTCGAGCGCCGGCTGGGGCGAAGCCTGCCGCAGCCCGAAGGCCCGGAGGATCTCGACGCGCGTGACCGGCTCCTCGGCGCACTCGGCCGGCCGGAGCAGCCCGACGGCTACGTCATCCGACCTGCGAGCGATCTGATCGAGCCCGATCCGGCGCTGAATGCCCGGTTGCACGCCGCGGGATTCACCCAGGACCAGGTCCAGCTGGTCTACGACTTGGCGGCCGAGCGCCTGCTCCCGATGGTCGAGCGGCTCTCGGAGGAGACGGCCCTCTCGCGCGAGGTCGAGCGCCTCGCGAGCCACTTCGGTGGCCAGGATCGTTGGCGCGACGTCGCCCGCGAGATCCGGACCTGGGGCGAGGCGCATCTCGAGCCCGAGGTCTTCGGCGCCCTCGCCTCCAGCTATCAGGGCGTGCTGGCCCTCCATCGCATGATGCTCGGCAGCGAGCCCGAGCTGCTCGGTCGTGCCGACCGGCCTGCTGGGCGGCTCGACGAGCAGGCCCTCGACCAGATGGTCCGCGACCCGCGCTACTGGCGCGACCGCGACCCCGGTTTCATCGCGCGTGTCACCGAGGGCTTCAAGAGCCTGTACGGCGACTGACGCGCTGGCCCGGGCGGAGAACCCGAGCGGCCCGCCCCGGCTCCTTCGCGCGCGGACGACGGCCCTGCGAGGACAACCGTCCGTCACGCGCCCCGTGCGACACCCTTTGAGAGGATGCCGATGTCGACGAGCATCGATCAAGCCTTCGTCAAGCAGTTCGAGCGTGAGGTCCACGCCGCCTACCAGCGGCAGGGTTCCAAGCTGCGCCCGACCGTCCGCACCAAGACCAACGTGCGCGGCAGCTCGACGGTGTTCCAGAAGGTCGGCAAGGGAACGGCCGGGACCAAGGCGCGTCACAGCATGGTCCCGGTGATGACCCTGGAGCACAACAACGTCGAGGCCGTCCTGGTCGACTACTACGCTGGCGACTGGGTGGACCGACTGGACGAGCTCAAGACCAACATCGACGAGCGTCAGGTCCTCGCCAATGCCGGTGCGTTCGCGCTCGGTCGGAAGACCGACCAGCTGATCCTCGGGGCGCTGGCCCAGTCCTCCCAGTCGGTCGGCTCGCCGAGCGAGGGGCTGACCAAGCAGAAGGTGCTGGCGGCCTTCGAGATGCTGGGCCACCACGAGGTCCCGGACGACGGCCAGCGCTATGCGGTCATCGGCTGGAAGCAGTGGTCCGAGCTCCTGGCGCTGCCGGAGTTCGCGAGTGCCCAGTTCGTCGGCGACGAGCAGCTGCCGTGGCGCGGCTCGCAGGCCAAGACCTGGCTCGGGACGCTCTGGATCGCCCACTCGGGCCTGAGCGCCGAGGGCGGGGTCAGGACCTGCTTCTGGTACCACAAGAGCGCCGTCGGCCACGCCGTCGGTCAGGAGGTCACCACCGACATCACCTGGCACGGCGATCGTGCCGCCCATTTCGTCGCCAGTTCGATGTCGCAGGGCGCCGTCCTCATCGACTCGGACGGCGTCGTGAAGATGCCCTGCCTGGAGGCGTGAGCATGGCTTTCGACCCGAAGAACCTGAGCGCGCTCGCCTACGCCAACGGCTTCACGCTCTGGCACTACCGCACGAGCGACCCGATCGCGGACATCGCCGTCACCGGATACTTCAACGGTGCCGCCTCGATGCTGCGGGTCGGGGATTTCGTGATGGCCAATGCCGGCGTGGGCGTGGTCCCCACCCACGGCCTCCTGGTCGTGCGGGGCAACAGCGGCGGTGCCGTCGACCTGTCCGACGTCACACCGATCGGGACGACCAACGCCGCCTGAGGCGTCGCGCCCGCGACCTCGGATGGGGGCGGGCCCGGCAGCCACGCTGCCCTCGGGCCCGCCCCCCTGACCCTGGAGCCTGCAGCCGTGGAACCTCTCGCTGGACGCACGCGCGTCTGGGCGTTCGGCCTCGCGCTCGCGCTCGTGACGGCGCCGGCCGAGGCGCAGACGGGGCGCTGCCCGAACGCCCCGCTCGAGGCGCTCGCCGAACAGCTGCCCGAAGCTCGCCGCTTCGCCGTGGCCGGACCGCTGCTCGGGCCGCTCGTGGCGCTTTGGCCGGTCGCCCCGCAGGTCGCCGAGCGACTCCACCCGGACGCGGCGACGCTCTTCGCCGTGAACGGACGACCCGTCCTCGTCGCGCTCACCCGCGATGGATGCGTGGTCGGTGCGTTCCAGGCCGAATGGGCGGCCGTGCTGCGCAGCCTGCGCGAGGAACTGGGCCCGGCCATCTGAGCCGCCCCGGGAGCAACTGGAGCCAGCCATGCCCCACTCGGATCTGAGCCTGTGCGCAGCTGCGCTCGCCAAGCTCGGCGCACGCCCGATCGTCGCCTTCGACGAGCCCACGGCCGAGGCCGAGACGGCCGCCCGTCTCTACCCGGTCGTGCGCGATGCGACCCTGCTCGCCCATCCCTGGTCGTTCACGCTCGCGCAGGCCGAGCTCGTGCGCGATCCCGTGCCGCCGGCCGGGGACTTCGCGGCCGCCTTCCGTCTGCCGTCCGACATCCTCCGCACGGTCTCGGCCGGTCAGGGGGGCGCCGGCCGCGGTCTCGTCTACCGGGTCTTCGGGGATCGCCTGCACACCGACGCGGACCGCGTTCTGCTGACCTACCAGCGGCGGCCGCCCGAGGCGGACTTCCCGGCCTACTTCGTGCCCGCCCTGGTGGCCCGCCTCGCAGCCGAGCTCTGCCTCCCGGTCACCGAGAACGCGGCCCGCGCCGACGTCCTCGCGCGGCTCGCGAGCAGCGAGCTCAGGCTCGCCAAGCTGATCGACAGCCAGCAGGCCACTCCCCAGCGGGTCGAGGACTTCACCCTCGTCGAGGTGCGTCTCGCATGACCCGCCAGCTGCTCGTGAAGACCGCGTTCACCGCGGGCGAGCTCGACCCGCTGATGCTCGGCCGGATCGACCTCCGCGCCCAGGAGGACGGCGCCCGCAGGCTCCGCAACGTGATCGTTCAGGCCGGAGGAGGGGTCGCGCGTCGTCCGGGCACGCGCATCCTCGCAGAGGTTCCGGACGCGCTCCGGCTGGTCTCCTTCGACGACAGCGACGCCGCCTTCCTCGTCGTCCTCGCACCGTTCCGCGTCGTGGTGCTGCACCAAGGCACGCCCGTGGCCGATCTGCCGGCGCCGTGGAGCGGCGCCCAGCTGGCCGAGATCGACTGGGCCCGATACCGCGATCGGCTCTACGTCGTGCATCCGGACGTTCGTGGCGTCGAGATCATCCGGCGCCGTAACGGGCCCGGCCAGCCCGACACGTGGGAGCTGCGTCACTGGCAGTTCGACTCGGTCGAGCCCGAGCCCGGCGTGACCCGTTTCCTCGGGCCGTTCGCCAAGATCGCGCCGCCCGACACGGCGCTCCGGGTCCGGCGCGACGGCGCCGGTGCGCCACCGGGTGCCGCCCCGGGTGATTTCGTCATCGTCGACGCCCGGCACACCGAGGGGGCCTCCGCCGACCGGGTGTTCGAGCCCGCTCACTATGGCGTCTGGCTGCGGGTCGACGGCCGCCTCGTGCGCATCGTCAACTATCTGGCCCCGAACCAGGTCCTCGCGAAGTCCTACGACAGCTTCCCGGACAGCAACTGGACACTGAGATGGGAGGAAGAGGCGTTCAGCCCGGCGCGCGGATGGCCGCGTGCCGTCACCTTCCACCAGGACCGGCTGGTGATCGGCGGGTCGCGGGATCTGGCGGACTGGGTCTGGATGTCGCGGACCGGTCGGCCGATGAGCTTCGACCCGGGGACCGGGCTCGACGACGAGGCGATCGCCTTTCGCCTCGCCGACGACGGCAGTCACGTGATCACGAGTCTCGTGCCCGGCCGGAACCTGCAGATCTTCACGTCCACCGGCGAGTGGATCGTCAAGGGCTTCCCGGTCACGCCGACCGGCACGCAGGTCGAGCGTCAGACGCGGATCGGATCGCGGCCTTCGCCGCGCGTGCGACCCCTCGACGTCGACGGCGCCACCCTGTTCATCGGCGCCAACGGCAGGCAACTGCGGGAGTTCCTCTACACCGAGGTCGAGCAGGCCTACCAGGCGGCCGACATCGCGACCCTGTCGCGTCATCTGCTCGAGGATCCGATCGACGCGGCCTTCGATGGCGAGCGGCGGCTGGTCTGGATCGTGCGCCGTGACGGGAAGGTCGCCACGGTCACGATCGACCGCAACGCCAACGTCGCGGCCTGGAGCCTGCAGGAGCTGGCGGGCGGCGTGGTCGCCATCGCGATCTCGCGCGGCCTCCCGCACCTCCTCGTGCGCTGGGGGGGACGCACGCTGGTCGAGGTCGTCGACGAGGGGGTCTGGCTCGACCATGCCCAGATCGCCGCGGCCGACCCGCCGGTCGCGAGCTTCAGCGGCTTCGCACGGCACGCCGGCGAGACGGTCTGTGTCGTCGCCGACGGAACCGAGGTCTACCGCGGGCCGCTCGCCTCCGAGACGGTCGCCCTGGCCGCACCCGCCTCGCGCCTGGTGGTCGGGGTTCCCTATGCGCACGAGATCGAGCCGGCGCCGACCGCGGCGGCCGGACGCGGCATCGCGCTCGACGCCGTCCATCGTCCGGTGCGGATGACCTTCCGGCTCGCCGAGGCCCGCGGGATCGTGGTCGACACCGGCGACGGCGAGCACCGGGTGCGGCTCGCGGCCGCGAACGACCCTCCCTTCTCCGGCGACCATGCGCTCCGCGCCATCGGCTGGCGTCGCGGACAGCACGCCTTCCTTTGGCGCATCCGGGACGATGCGGCCACGTCCTTCATTCTCCTGGCCGCGCAGACCGAGCTGAAGGTGAACGACTGATGGGTGCTCTGAGCAGCCTCGCCACGCTGGGGCTCGACCTCGCGCTCGCCCAGAAGGCGCGCGAGGATCAGCAGGATCAGCTCAAGGACCAGCGCCGCCAGGAGATCCGCCGGATCCGGGCGGCCGACGCCGAGGAGCAGCGGCGCCAGCAGGCCGCCCTCGCCCGACGGCTGGCCCAGGAGCGGGCGCGTGCCGGCGCCATGGGCGTGGCCGGCACGGGCGGGTCGATCGACGCCGTGCTGCGCGGGCTCGAGGAGGAGAGCCGGGCGCTCCAGGAGGCCCGCAGTCGCGAGACGGCGGCGCGCATCGACGGCGCCCGCGCCCGCTACGAAGCCCGCAGCCGGCGCAACCTCCTCGACGCGACCGCGCGGCTCGCCGGCTCCGGGACCCGTCTCCTGGGCGGCCTCGGCTCCTCGCGGCGCAGCCTCCTGGACTGACATGGGCTCGCATCGGACCGACCGTACGTCGCCACCGGCGGACCGACCCGACGGCTCGTCGGGGAGCCTGCCGGCCATCACCTTCACGCGGTTCGTATGGCTCTGGAACCGGAGCCAGGGTCGCCGCACGCCGAGGCTGCATCTCGAGATCTGCCAATGGCTCGACGAATGCTGGCGCGCCAACGACCGGCGGCTGCTCCTGCTCGTGTTCCGCGATTCCGGCAAATCGACCCTGGCGGCCCTGTACTGCGCTTGGCTCCTGCAGGGCGACCCCGAGCTGCGGATCCTGGTCCTGTCGGCCGAGCATGCGCTCGCCACCAAGATGACGCGCAACGTGCGCGGGATCCTGGCCCGCCACGAGCTGACCCGTGGCCTGCTCGACCCGCGGCCCGAATGCTGGGCGGCGGACCAGCTCTCGGTTCGCCGGAAACGCGTGTCGCGGGATCCGTCCCTGCTCGCCCGCGGGATCGGGGGCAATTTCACCGGCTGCCGCGCCGACGTGATCGTCTGCGACGACGTCGAGGTGCCGAACACGGCCGATACCCAGGAGAAGCGCTTGCTGCTCCGCGAGCGACTGCGCGAGCTGAGCTTCGTGCTGGTCCCCGGCGGCCTGCAGCTGTTCATCGGCACGCCGCACGGTCACGAATCGATCTATGCCGAGACGGCGCGCCGCGATCTGACCGAGCCCGAACCCTTCCTGGCGCGCTTCACGCGGCTGACGGTACCGCTCGTGCGCACCAATGGAGACCAACGCTGGAGCGAGCGGTTCCCCGACCCGGTGATCGACCGGCTCATGGAGGGGGGAGGTCCGGCCAAGTTCCGCAGCCAGCTCCAGCTTCTCCCCACCCGACCGGAGGACGTCCGTCTCGATCCGGACCAGCTGGTCCCCTACGACTCCCCGGCCACCCTGGTGAGCGTGCAGGGCCGTGACGTGCTGCGCATCGCCGGTCATCGGATGGTCTCGGC